GGCCGTGCGAAACGATTCCGGCACCGTACGGACGTGCGTCTGAATATCGAATACCGTCTCAATACCCGATTCCAGACCAGCCGTTTCCCGATAGGGAACCCGCAATTCCGGCTGGTAAATATAGTGGTCGATGTCGTCGCAGACGTGAAACACATCGCCAAAGACAGCGCCATGCGGACTCGGGAGGAAATAGCTGTACAGCCCCTCCTGTTCCATGAGCAGCCGGATGTAGTCCCAGTCGGACATCTGGTACTGGAGCCGGAATGGGTGCTCCGGATACTGGCGCCGAATCTTGAAAGCGAACTGGTGGCCTTCCAGGCCGTGGCGGCGAAGAATGGCTTCGATAATCTGTGGCGCGGTCTTTCTCTGATAGACACGGCTTGCCTTGGTCAGCGTCAGCAAGGCGACCTTCGGGCACAACTCCATTTCATAGGCGCAGAAGTCGCGGGTCTGACGGGTTTTTGAAAAGCGGAAGATGCAGCCGGAGAACTGGCGAGGCTCGGAGCCGTCGCCGGGGTCAATCGAGAACGTGGCGTCACGGCGCACGTACTCCATCCGGTCCAGATCCATCGGATGGGTCAATCGGATCTTGACGCTGTAGGGCTCGCCCAGGCGCTCCGTGGCTTCGAATGACACCACGGACAGGCCGGCAGCGCTGTTTGCACCGAGCACCTTGAGGTGATAGGGCTGCAGCCTGGTCACGGACCTTGGCAGCCCGTCGCCCCATGATTTCAGTTCATCCGTCACATCCATCACTGTTGCTTGCTCCTTACCAGCCGTGATCGCGTTCTCCGAACAGGCCGTCGCTGGCGACGCGAGGCCGACATTCTCGTGCGTCAAAACCTTACGCCGCTATCCGACAGGCGAGAACAGCCAATGCGTCGCGCAAACAACAGAAACTGAATAAAATCTGAAATAATATTTTTATGATTTACAGAAATTTATTTTTCCTTATTAAAAGCACGAATTATAAAATACAAGATATTCCGATATATATATTTTTAACTCGGATGAGCCCCAGCCGGGGCGAACGACAAACCCTTCACCGGCGGCTAGGCGCAGGCAGAGCGGCCGCCTGCAGCAGCACTACCGGGAGACAAATGGAAAAGGCAATGTGAACCGGCAAGCGCGCCAAACAGCCCGGCGCCCAGCGCTGGGACATCATCGATGAGACGAGGTCCCAACCAAGCTACGAGAGTTGCAACAAGCGGGATGAGTGAGCAGGCTAAAAGTGGAAGCGACCGGGGCCGACCGCCGTATGGATATCCAGAAAACAAAACAGCCGCTTGTGTAAGCGGCTGTTTTGCAAGGAAATTTTTGGGGTGGCTGATGGGACTCGAACCCACGACGACAGGAATCACAATCCTGGACTCTACCAACTGAGCTACAGCCACCGTAGAGATTTTTCGCTGACAGATACGTCGATCAGCGAAGAACAAGACTATACAAGGATCTGGAGCGGATGGCTAGTATCCCGCACAAAAAAATTTAAAAAGATGTGAGACCCGTCACCGGCTTCCCACCCACTTCGCCTCCAGCAGTATGGCTTCCTTGATCGCCGCGATCGTGTCGGCCTCGGTCGGGAACAGCCCGAGCAAACGCTTCGATTTGCCGTTCAGCACGTCGCGCTGCAACGCCTTGCCAGATTCCATGGAGGTTCCCGGATGCCAGCAATAACGCGCGGTCCATTTCCCGTCCTGAAGTTGCTCCGCTACCCAGATCACCCGGTAGTCTTCAAACACCTCACCGAATGGCTCGTCCGTTTCCATTTGATACCTCCAGGACTCGCTGCCGACCCTTCGCGCTGATCCACTCGCTTCCGAGCGTTCCGCGCTTCGCAACTGGCAAGCCCTGCCGCATTTACTCCCCCACTGGAACCGCACAGTTTGCCTGTGCGATTCACCCCCCTATGTCGGCTGACGCGACATTGACCGGCATCCTAGCATGGTCGCGACGCAGAGCCTCAATCGCTTACCGATGCCCGTAAGGCGAGGTAGCGATAATGGCCGGTATCGCCGGGGGCTGCACCAAAAATGCCGCCACGTTCCCTACCAATGCAGGGTTCTGCCTCTTTTGGTGCTGTTAGATACTCTTTCGCGAGGGACATTGACCCCCCTCGACATTCCCGACAGGCGACGACTCTCACGAGTATCGCCTGCTTTTTTTGGCGGAACTCTTTCGTCACTTACCAATCGAAGCGCTTGCTCGACAAAAAAAAGAGCCCGCCGTAGCGGACTCTTAAATTAGCGATCTCAATGCCCTGAAGGCCTTTTCAATGTAGTCCAGCCATTTCTCGGTCGCCATCCGTGCAAACCCACGGTGGATGTTGCATCTTCGAGACGCAAAAAAAAGCCCGCACACGGCGGGCTCAATAATCAGTTGAAGAAAGCCCTGTATTCGAGGGCAGGCACAGTGTAAGAACATGAGGCAGCGCTGGCGAATTAGGGGAATCCCTTTGCCGGCGCGGGTTTCCGGCCAGAACCGTGGTCAGACACCGGTATGCGATACATTTCGCGCGCCATGCACAGAATGACCGTTCGAAATTAGAGCCTTTCTTCGACGCGCCCGCCTCAGCGTCGTCACACTAGGCCGCCTCCAGCATGTCAGGACGCAGATGTGATCGCGCCTCTTCGAACAACGCGTCGACATCCGTACGAATGCGTGCCGCATTCATTCGGCGCGAATCGGAAAGCACCCTGCGCCACCCTCTTCCACCAAAAACGCCGCGATGGAGGCCCAGCATATGGCGCGTTGCGGCCCCCATAAAGCCCCCATTCTCCACAATCTCACCGATATACGCCTGCATCGTAAGTTCCGCGTCGCCGCGCGTGGGAATGGGCGTGGTGGCGCCATAGTAGCGCTGGTCCATTTCCGCAAGAAAATACGGATCGTGATAAGCCTGCCGGCCAATCATCACGCCGTCCACATGTTGGAGATGTTCGGCGATTTCGACGTGGGACACGACGCCGCCATTGATCAGTATTTCGAGCTGCGCGAACTCGCGTTTCAACTGGTAGGCCACTTCGTAACGCAGCGGCGGTATCTCCCGATTTTCTTTCGGGCTCAGCCCTTTGAGAATCGCATTCCGGGCGTGAACGATAAATGTTTTGGAACCCGCCTCGGCTACCGTTCCCACAAAATCGCGCACGAAACCATAATGTTCAATCGTGTCGATGCCGATTCGATGTTTCACTGTCACCGGCACATCAACAGCATCCCGCATAGCCTTGACGCAATCCGCCACCAATTGCGGCTCCGCCATCAGACACGCGCCAAACGCGCCGCGTTGCACCCTCTCCGAGGGACACCCGCAGTTCAGGTTGATTTCCTTATAACCCCACTGCTCCCCCAACTTGGCAGCCTTTGCAAGGTCGGCCGGCTCGCTGCCCCCAAGTTGCAGCGCGACAGGATGCTCGGCGGCGTTGAAATCCAGATGCCGTGCCACATCGCCATGCAACAGCGCGCCGGTCGTTACCATCTCCGTGTAAAGCCACGTGTGGCGGCTTAGCGCGCGATGAAAGGTGCGGCAATGGCGATCGGTCCAGTCCATCATGGGGGCGACGGAAATCCGGCGGGGCCTGATATTTCCTTGTATGCCGCTTGTGGACTCGGTTTGCGGGGTACTACGGGTCTGTTCCATTTCCTGCTGATTCTGCCTATTTCGTCCCTTTTTCGTCCCTGAGTGCTACGATGTAGCACCATCAAAATGCTTGTAGCACTGGGGATATGGGGACGATCACTCAACGCGTGCGAAAGGACGGAAGTATAGGGTACACGGCGCAGATTCGCCTGAAGCAAGGCGGAGCCGTGGTGTTCACCGAAGCCAAGACTTTCGACCGCCGGCCGGCTGCGGCGTCTTGGCTGGAAAAGCGCGAACGGGAGCTGGCGCAGCCTGGCGCGCTGGATGTGGCAAAGCAAGAAGACCCGACTTTGGCGCAGGTCATCAAGAAGGTGACGGAAGAGTCAACTAAAGCGATAGGCAAAACCAAGGCACAGGTGCTACGCGCCATTTCGGATTCGGACTTCGGTCAAAAGCGGTGTTCCCAGATCGGCAGCGCCGACATCGTCGCGTTCGCGCGTAGCCTCAAAGTCCAGCCCCAGACCGCGGGCAACTATATGGCGCACCTGAGTTCGGTGTTCTCGATCGCGCGGCCCGCATGGGGATACCCTCTTGACGAGCAAGCGATGGCCGACGCCCGCAAGGTGCTGGGCAAGCTGGGCGCCGTCGGTAAGTCGAAACGCCGGGATCGCCGACCCACCCTCGAGGAACTCGACAAGCTGATGAAGCACTTCGGGGAAATCCGGGCGAAGCGCGTTGACAGCAACGACATGCAGGCCATCACGGCATTTGCCATCTTTTCGACGCGCCGGCAGGAGGAGATCACCCTCCTCACCTACGAAGATCTGGACGTCGCCCATAGCAGGATCTTGGTGCGCGACATGAAGCACCCGGGCCAGAAGATTGGCAACGATCAATGGTGCGATCTGCCGCCCGAGGCGATGCGAATCATCCAGGCGCAGCCGCACAAGACTGGGCGAATCTTCCGAGCGAACCCAGACGCCATTAGCGCTGCCTTCACGCGCGCGTGCCAGTTCCTGACAATCAAGGATCTGCGTTTCCACGACCTGCGACACGAAGGCGCAAGCCGGCTATTTGAGATGGGACTGACCATCCCCCACGTCGCGGCGGTCACCGGCCACCGCAGTTGGTCGAGCCTTCAGCGCTACACCCACCTCCGACATACGGGCGATCGGTTTGCTGGCTGGAAGTGGCTGGACCAGATCGCCCCGCCGGGTTGATGGCGGCCTGATGCCCGCACCGCGCTATACTGTATATCCATACAGTATTGGTGATGCGTCATGGGAAACAGCAAACTGGCAAACCGGTGCCATATTTCTTCCGGTGAATCTCCCGCGGCGTCGGTTTCGCTCGACGGCGACATCCTCCGGAAGGTGCGTGGAGACCAAGTCTCTGCGGCACTGCAAACTCTTCCTCCGCCAACGCACCTGAGTCCCCTGATCGCAGTGGTGCTGTACGACGTCGAAGGGATTGGCTTGGTGGAATTCTCCGTTGAGAGGCTACAGGCGCGGCGCGGCAAGCACTCGCACTATTTTTGGTGCGCTGTCCGCGCCGCGCGCGTGGACACCACAGACTCTGGAGAGCCGTGATGTGCGTGAACTATGCTCCGATCCAGCGGCAAGTCCTGCGGGACATCTTTGGCGTCGAGCCACCGGCGGGAGACTGGAAGGCAGAGGCGTGGCCGGACTACCCAGCCCCTATCGTCCGCACGGCCGAAGAAGGCGCGCGCGAGGCGGTCATGGGCTCGTTCAGTATGGTGCCGAAGGGACGCATCGCGCCTGGCGTCCGGTACTACCCAACCGCAAACGCACGCATCGAAACGATCGGCAAACTCAGTTCGTTTGCCAAGCACTGGAAGGCGGGGCAGCTTTGCCTGATCCCCGCAACGGCGTTCTACGAACCAAACTGGGAGACGGGCAAAGCCGTGAGATGGAAGATCGGCCTGCCGGGCGGCGAACCTTTCGCTATTGCCGGACTATGGCGCGCCTGGCCCGACGGCGCCGTGAGTTTTACGATGCCCACGCTTAACGCTGACGCGCACCCGCTGATGAAGCGGTTCCATAAGCCGGGAGACGAAAAGCGCGGCGTGGTCGTCCTGCCGCGCGAAGACTGGGATGAGTGGCTGGCATGCCGCGACCCTGAGGTGGCGCGCACCTTTTTGCGGCTCATGCCGGCTGACGCGCTTGTGGCTGAGCCGGCACCACTCCCTCCACGCGCTAAGGCTGTCCCGGCCACTTAACCGACGAACCTGTAGGCGCAAATCCGATACCGGATGGATGTATATCCGCAGGAGACTGTCGCCATAGTCCAAACAGGAGACGGCCATGGCAAACAGAGACATTCATGTCGTGCCAGCGGGAAACGAATGGGCGGTAGAAGTGGCCGGCGGTGGTGAGCGGACAATGTTCTTCACCCAAGAAGAGGCGATCGCCGCTGGCACTGAGCGCGCCAAGCGCGACAAGGTTGAGCTGCTGATCCATGGCCGCGACGGCCAGATTCGAGAGCGCAACTCTTTCGGCCATGACCCGCGCGACGTTAAGGGCTGAGCGCCATGCCGCGCGGCGCGCCGGCGCCGACGCTGGACCAGCTCCGCCCCATGCTACTCACGGAGCGCAAAGCCATTCCTCGCGACGGCGAGTGGCTTTACGAGATCAAGTACGACGGGTACCGCGTCTTGGCCAGTACCGGGTCCACCGCCCGGCTGAAAAGCCGCGGCGGGATTGATGCGACCGGCTGGTTTCCCGAAGTCGCAGCGGCCTTAAGGGACGTCCCTGGTGGAACCATACTCGATGGGGAAGTCTGCGTGCTGGACGATCTGGGTCGCAGCGACTTTAATCGGCTTCACACTCGAGCGCGGCGAAGAGGATGGTACGTAGGGGCCGATCTGGTTGTCTATTGCGTGTTCGACGTTCTCACCTCCCGAGGCCGGGATGTAAGGCAATCTGCGGTGGAAGCTCGCAAACGCGCGCTTTCGAAGTTGCTTCACGCCTCTTCTGACCGACTGCTGCTCGTGACTGCTGTAGACGACGGCAAATGGCTTTACCGGTCCGCCGTTGCCTTGAACCTCGAGGGCGTAGTCGGGAAGCGTCGCGGGTCCAGCTACCAGGACGGCGCCCGGTCGCCAGACTGGATCAAGGTTAAGGTGCCCGGGAGCGTTCCACCGGAACGCTTTAAGCGCTAGTAAATACCCTAAGTGGCAGAACTATCTGCACCCCACCTTTCGGCGGATGTGGCATGTATCTATTTTAGATACAATTGCATTTTTCGACACTTGCTTAATAGTCATGTCACCGCGCCCGACCTTGCCAGCCATTCTCGTCGCGACAGCCCTGTACCTTTGCATGCCACTGCTGATTCTTTGCGGAATGTTGGCGACCACGGCGCTCATGTAAATAATCAGGGAGACACAACGGATGGGGGCCATCGCGATTGCTGGCATAGCGCTCTATTTTTGGCGCGTCGCCAGCTTCAAAACTGCGCTGCTTTTTCTCTCAGTTGTCGCCGTCGGCGTCGCGTCGTACTGGTTCCAAGATGAGCAAAGGTCGTGTGATGGCCGGGCGTGGTTCTGCGACTTCATGCCGGTGCGGGGGATCGGATTCGTGGGACCTCCCGATCCGAGAGAACATTGCCCGGACGATGTCGAATCTCTGACGGTCAGAGTGTTCCAGAGCGACGCAGCTGAGGCCGAAGTCCATCGCCTTATTGATCGCGGGGTGTGTCAGGAAGAAGCAATCAAGCAGGTTGCCAATGGCTGGAAGGCTGCATATGACCCGAATTTCGGTTCGTGGTGGGAGCGCCTGATTCGCTGATGACTGTCCCCGAATTTTTGCCAGTCGGTCGGCTGGCCACTTCTATTCCGCGCGATGGGCGTTAAGCACTGGTATCGCTGGGAGCCGGAGGAACTCGACATCTTGTACGCGCGGTGGGCCACCATGGCTCCTGTCATCGAATGGGCGCCTTACCTCCTGCCGCGCCGCACCGAGCGCACGATCAACCAAACCCGATTGAGGCTGGGCCTGCCGAGCCGAGCCGATATGAGGCGGGGCGTCGAATACTGCCTCGTAAGGCCGCGAACGAAGGCGTCGGAAGAGGTTTGATTCCCCTGTGGACTTCGGCCGGGCAATCACCCGCTTTGTCCGGCCGATCTTTTTAACCCGTTCAGGCGATTCCAATACTGCCGTCTTCCGTGGCAACGTAGCGTCTGCCGGGAAACCGGTACGAGCTGTTCGCCACGCCCGCCTCCTCCCTTGGGCGTGGCTTATTTTTTTCTCACCCCCTTGCAATTAGCCCCATTGGTGCTAATATTCATCTCAGAGGTAGCGCGCCGCGCGGCCCGACATCCCGAAAGGAAGATCGAATGGAAAAGACCTTGGACATCCTCAAGACCGAAGCTGAAATCAGCAAGCTGATGGCCGAGACGATGAAGCTCAATGCCGAAGCGTCAAAGCTGAACCGAGAGCACCGCTGGCTTCCGGTGGTGTATGCCACAGGGCTGATCGCGGCGTCCATCACCTTCGCGAAGCTCTTTCTGAACTGACCAAGGCCCGCCGCAAGGCGGGTTTTCTTCTATGCGATACACCCCTCCTACTCCGGCCGATCTCCAGCGCCTGAAGTCCGAACTTGGCCGCACGGGCGAACAAATGGCTGACCTGTTCGGCGTCGCGGGCGGCCAGCAATGGCGGAAATATACCGGCGGCGCACAACCGCGTGAGATGGCGCCCCAGATGCTGTTCTTCGGCGCGGCCCGCATAGCTCTGTCTGACGAAGAGCTCGAGCGCGTGCTCGCGCGGATGCGAGAGATCGGCGCGGAAATTGACATTGCGCCGGAAGCCGCCGTTGCGACAGAGCCGGGCCACGCCGCGCAAAAATAAGTCGAGCCCTCCGGCAATAGCCTTGCCGTTCACCCTCGCCAAAAAAGTGAGCGTATGAGCACTCTGCCGACGTCGGCAACGCTTTTGCACCGTGGCGCGTGTTGGCCAGTACCGTGTCTACCTCTCGACTGAGGAGCCGCCGCGGGATTGATGCTGCGTTTCCGTAACCCCTTCAGGCGATTGCCTCGGCGGGAAACTTGCACAGTCGGCAGCGTCTGCAAAAACGTTGCTTGCAATTGCTACACTGGTTAAACGTCGACTTTGGCGTCTTTTTCGAGGTGAGCAATGACCGGTACATCGGCGTCTGACGAAGCCCATGAGCACCTGTTAGCACTTTATGCAGCTCTGTCTTCGATCCTTTCTTCTGGCTTAGACGACGTTTCACGTCGCTTGGCCGAAGAAACCATGAAGGAGGCGGCGGATTACTTGGCTCCCATCCAACGGCTAAGGGACGAAAGTCGCACCCCCGGCGTCGTGCGTGCGGACAGGGAGCGCATTCCCTAGCGGGAAATGTTTTGGAGCAACCTTTTTCTGACCTCCCGCACACTGTCGGGAGGTTTTCCCTATTGGAGGGTGCGTGGGTTATGGCTCCTGAGGGACATTAATTTTCCCAGTCGAGAAAATTCGCCAACAAATTCGCGGTCGACCTCGATAAGGAACGATCCGTCAGACTGCTGCTGCCACGCCCTTAACATCCCAAGCCGTTCCAGGCTCAAAAGCGCAGCCCTGACTTCGCCTTCTTCTGCCGGATTTGGCGCATCAAACACCAAGTTCATAGTTGCTCCCCGATTCTTGGAAGACCTCGCATAAAATCGGGTCCCTTATCTGAACTTTACATTACCTCATAGCTTGATGGATTAAGCGGGCCACGCCTCAACCGTTTTTCGGTGTTTTGCCGCACATTCCCCCAGCGCCTTCAGCACGTCCCCCATCACCCATTCCTGCCAGGCATCATAGTCGGCGGTGGCGGGCGCATCCGGGATTCGGCACGGCGCGGCCAGCGCGCTATCGAGCGGCGGCGGCTTGCTTGGCCGCGTCGACGGCGTCGGACAGCTTGCGCACCCGGAAATCGTCAGGGCGGCAATCCACAGGCAGAGGCTTCTTCGCATTTCGGAATTCCTTCACGGCCTGATCGACCTTGGCGGTCAGCGTGGCCTGACTGGCGTTGAACTCTTCGGCTTTGGTGCGGATCGTTTCCCCGGCCTGCCGCAAATCGCCGAGCGCGGCGTCGGCGCTGGCCAAGTCCGCCTGAGCGCTGGCGGTCTTCATCCGGTCTATCTCGGCATCCTTGCGCCAGCCGTTTGCAGTCCAGCCTGCGGCGAAAATGCACATTGCCAGCAAAGCCAGGCCAACCGCGCGCCATGGCAGCGCGCTCACTTCGTCACCGCCTTCTGAACGACGTTGCCCGCGATGTAGGCAGCGACCACGGTCCCGACCGTAGCGCCCCAGATCGCGGCATCGATCGTGCCCACAAGCAGCATTGCGTCCGCGGACGCGATCACCATCAGAGCAGTCAGAAACTTCCGGCTTGCGTATCTCATTGAGCCTCCAGGCATTTGCGGTTGCGCTCCAACTGGCGAGTCCACACGCCGTAGCAGCGCTTGTTACCCGGCGTCGAACAGTCGTACCCCGCGGCGTACTTGTAGAGCAGCAGAGCGTTGCAAGCGCCGACGTAGTCCGCGGCCAGTAGCCGCTTCTGCATCGACGATCCGCGCCAGTTGCTCATCCCGAACTGCCCGACGAAGTCGCAGTAGACGTCGTACTCCCCCTGATAGAGCTTCACGCCCGGGAGCGTGTCCGCCATCCGCTTGCAGTCCTGATGGATGAGATTCCGCGCGAGCTCGCGCGCGCGCGGCGGCGTGATGGTGTCGCCCATGCGAACCGGGCGACCGTCCTCGTAACGAGTCGATCCATGCCCGATGGTCGGCACGTCACCCTTCGTCGGGATGACAGCGCGATCGGTGAAACCTTCGGACGCCTCCCACGTTGCGAGGCCCGCGGCCGACATCGTCAGCGCCGCCACTGCGATCCGTTGCTTAAGCATCGCCCCCCTCCTTCTGGCGCTTGCCGAGCCATGGACGGACCGCCTTCCAGATGAAACTTCCGATCAGCAGCAGCACGTAGAAGGCCGTCAGCCAACTCGCCCAGTCCTGAACGCTGTACCCCATGAACGTCATCACCGTCACCGGCGCCGCCGGCGCAAGCTTCACTGCTTCGTTTGCCATGTCGGCCTCGATCATTAATTTCCCCGGAGAAAATAAAAAAAGCCCGCTCGAGGCGGGCTGCATTTGCTGCGATGGCGGCGGGCTACGCCTGCACGGGCTGATCAGTGGCGAACGAATACCAGACGCTGTCCTTTCGGTAGACTGGCACGCCGGTACCCGCGCCGGCGCCCTCTCCCGCCTTGCGACCGTCGAGAGCAAAGGCGACGTTTCGGTCACCAACGGCGGGCAACTCGTCGACGTTATAGCCGCGCACCTGCACGACATTGTCGAAAATATGGTTGCCCGCCCAGTAGTTCTGCTGGTTGTCGGCGGCCTGTTCAACGTTTCCGACGAAGAAGCTGCCCAGCGTCCCGCCAGTGCTGTCCAGAATCTGGATGCTGTTGGGCGACCTCTGCATGAGGCGCGGCGCGCTGCCCTCGGGTCCGAAGTGCAGTTCGGCCACGTTCTCGATCTTGGCCTTGTCGGCGTTGCTCCCACCGTAGGATTCGATGATTTTCGAGATGCCGCCTGGATGCGAGATGTAAAGATCGCCAATCATGCGCGTCGCGCGCACGTCGCGCATCTCCGCCGATCCGAAGACGTGCTGCCAGTTCAGTTCACCAAGGATCAGGCCCGCGACGAATCGGTTGGCCTCATCGGCGGGGTGCGTGCCGTCGCCGTCCCAGCCCAGCCGGACTAGTTCGGCGAAGTTCTTGCACGCGCTGTATCCATCGAAGTACGCGGCATCGTTGGCGAGCGCCCGGGTGCGGAAGACGGCATTGTTGGCGATCTGCGTCGCGGCGTCGCTGTTGTCCGGCAGGCTGCCGACCACCAGTTTGCTGCACGGCGGCAGGCTGGCGAAGCGCGCGAACATGAGCGGCACGCTCGTCTCAGCGTCTTCCTCCTTGGCCTGCACCACCATGAGCTTCACGTTCAGGTCGCCCATCAGGTATGACGTGATCGCCGTGCTGGCGTAGTTCTGCTGGGCCAGCGTGGAGCCGCCGCGCCCGAACGTGATCGGTTGCAGGCCGTAGGCGCGAAAGAAGCCTCCGCGCAGATACACGACGGTGCCGGTCGCCGTAATGCGCAGTTTCAGCGCCTTGGTCGGATCGGCCGTGAATTGCACCTTGGTCGCGCCAAGCTGGGCGTCCGCGAGGTCGACCGTCTGCGTCAGCAGCAGTGCATCGCCGTTGTCGGCGTCCAGCAGGTCGACCGTCGCCGATCCCATGCCCGGCCCCTTGGCGAAGTAGGCGCGCGCCGTTGCCCAGCCGCGATTGGCGCTGGCGCTGATGGTGATCGTGGCCGCATTGGACAGCCGGTAGTGGTCGCCTCCCGGCAGATAGGTGAAATCGGCGTTGCCACCGGCGCCGTCATAGACGTTCTGATCGACCGGCGCCGCGCCGCTGTCGAACACCGAGCCCGTCGTGACTGGCGGATCGATGCCGGGCACGCTCATGATGGTCTGCTGCACGTAGCCGGCCTGCTGGTGCGACTGGAACAACAGCAGCAGGATCTGCGACCAGACGTGCGGCGAGACCGAATCGCCCCAGCAGCCGATGCCGACAATGGTCTGTGGGTCGCCCGTCACGGTCGGCGATGGATGATAGGCCGATAGTGCGGCGCTCAGGTCGCGCAGGTTGTGCTTGCCCTCCAGCTTGCTCATGTTCGCGCGCAAGTCCGCAGGCATGCCGTCAGCGCCAGGAGGACCCTGTTTTCCGGGGTCGCCCTTGAAGAACGCTGCAAAGGTGGCTTCCATTGGCGCCGCGCTGGCGCTTACGAGCTTCAGTGACAGATTGATTGGCGTCAGGTCAGGCATGGGTCACGCGCTCCACCACATTGATTGTCTCGGTGTTGGACAACACCACCTGTCCCGCAGGGCTTTGCAGCCGAATATCCATCACCAGCAGTTCCAGCGGCCAAACGTTCGACTGCTGGGCGCTGGCCGATAGCAAGACCAGGCCCGTCGCTGCATCGACAAATTCAGCGATCAAATCCTGCACAAGCGCGCCGGTAAGCGCGGTGCGCAGCTGCGAAGCGATGCTCCAGCCGGTGAAGTCCATCACCGAGCCGCTGTTCACAATTTGGCCCGCATAGGCGAAGTCCTGGCCGCGCTTGAAGTCCGTTGTCATCTGGGCACCGCCTGTCGGTTATGCCGGCTTTACCGGCCAGTCGATCGTGCGCGGGAACCCGGGTTGCGACGTCACCGCGCGCAGCGCCTTGCGGTACTGGCTCAGAGCCTTGAGCGCGACTTCGTCTTCGGTCGTCAACTCGCCCAGAACGAAGCCGTCCATCAGCGGCGCGATGAGTTGGTCGGCTTCGTACAAACGCACCGCCTGCTCACGCCGTGCCAGCGCGCTTAACTGTTCCGCCTCCAGAGCTGGGTCCAGCGTCCACGCGCCGTCGATCCATACGTGTGCCGGCGACGGCCGTAGTTCCTCCGTCAGGAACGACGGCAACTGCCCCAGGCCGGAGTACTCGCCGCTCAAGTTGAATACGCTGCCATCGGCTGTACGATAGAGGGGCACGGCACGATAGTCGGCAATCAGCGTCCACTCACCTTCCGGCCAATTCTGCGGCGGGATACCGCTCTCGTTCAGATAGACCGGCACGCGCCGCTCCTCCGCCTGCGGCGGCGCGATCTTGGTGGCATAGCCCGGCACGATGGGATCGTCGGGCTCCAGCGGATTGTCGTCGGCCACACCAACCGTTAAAAATTCACCCGTGAATGGGTGATAGTTGAAGATCTCCATCCTGCGTCCTTCCTCAGTATTTGATAACCGCATACATCGCCACGTTGCGCGGGCGAGTCTCTGCGCCTACCGCAGGACCTGCTGTCACATTGCCGGTCCATGCCGATCGATAGATATTCAGCGTAGATCCGCCGGTGTTAATAATTCCGAGGCCTGGCGCATCGGAATAGAATCCGTTCGTCCCAGAATCTGCATTGTGTTGGTGCTGAACGAGCTGTTGCGCCTGAGCGCTGCCGACCACCCGCCCTGAGTCGACCCCGCGCCCATCATCCAGGACCCGAATGAATTCACCGCGAAGCTCCGGAAGGTTGAACGTTGTAGACCCATCGCCTACACCATAAGTCGTGCCGATAGCCGCAAACAAAGCGGAATATGTGGTGCGCGAAACGGCGCCGCCATTGCATTTAAGGTAGCCGTTGAGTGCATTTAGATGCGCGAGATAAATTACTGCACCTGGTTGGATGTGCCCCAGGTTTGACAGCGTCACGTCCCCCATGTCGAGCCAGGCGGTGTTACCGCCATTGCGCATGCGTAGTCTGCCGACAGCTGTGTCGACCCAGAACTGAAATGGGTAGGTGGTAGATGGCGCGGCAGATCCGGAATTATTCGACGCCAGCGCCTGCTGCCCCGAGTTGATCTTCTGGACCAGCGCCAGCCCCGATAGCGTGCCGGTGGTCGGAATGTCAAGAGTGTCCTGAGACATGAGATCCCCAAAAAGGAAAAGGCCGCATAAGCGGCCCAGAGGGTGATTGCAGCGTTGCTCAGTAGCCCTGAGCTGACCAGTTGATGTTTCGTGCGACCGCCGTGGTGCCGTTCAGTATCTGCACATCGAAGCCCGAGAGGCCGATGTTCGTAATGACGACTCGGTCGCCTGCCTGCGCAGCGAGCAGCGTGACCTGGACGTGCGGCACGTTCTCGCCGTTCGGCCCGGCGTTGAACGGGTTGCCGAATCCGACATGCAATCCGCCAGTCCCGATAGCGACGTTCGTACCGGTGTCCAGGCGATCCGGCATATCCACCGTGAGACTGAATTGATCGACCTGCGGATGAATGGCCGGATCAGTCGTCGACAGTAGTAGGCGCGCGGTGAAGTACTGGCCGTTGTACACGCCCGGCAGGAAGTCCTGCCAGTCACCGAACACGCCGTCTCCCTGCGCGATAGCGATCTGCGGCTTGGCCGTGACCGCCGCGCCCAGCGCCTCGCCGAGCATGTCCTGATCGATCAACACATCCTCTTCGGTCAACACATTGTCCGTGGAGCGCACGCCGTGCACAGACGTCTTGACGATCAACTGACATGGCACAACGCGGCCCACGTTGACCTGGTGGCCCACAGATAAGGTGTAGGCGCCGTCAGTGGCGATCCCGCCGTATTCGAGGATATTTGACTCATCCAGCACGTCGGCATCGCCCAGCACATTGCCCGCGCCGGCCAGGACCAGGCTCCCCGCGTTCACGGCCGCCCCGCCCGTCAGCACACCAGGCCATGTGGGCGCCTCGTCGCGCGTCACAAGGACGTTGCGCACCAGCGCGGCACCTGCGATGACGATGGACACCGCGGCGGAATAGACGGGCGTACCGCTGGGCGGCACGTAGCGCGTGGCCACCCAGTACGTCCCATCACCAACAGCAACGATGTCCTCCAACGGCGTCGTGCCGACCACCACCGCGCTCTGCCACGTTGGGCCAATCCGCACCTCATAACCGGGCAAGCGCAGATCCGACACCGGCGACCACGTCAGATGCGTCAGCTGATCGCGGTAAACCGTGACAAGGTTCGTCGGCGCCGGCAGTGGCGCGATCAGGCCCTGAACGATGTAGCGATCGCCCTGGCCCTTGGCGCTACGCAACTGCACGAGGGAGATCGGCGTTACAAAGACGTCAAGGATGTCGTTCGTATAGGCTTCGACCTCCAGGCTGTTGTTCGTCGCGTTGTACGTTGTCGGCGCGCCGCCATTAATCGACACCGCGACAGTGGCCGTGGTGGCCGCGCCGGTCACCCATGCGATCGTGACGCGGCTGCGCCCTGTCACGCCATCGAGCAGCCTTTCATTGAAGGTGATCGATCTAACGTCGCCGTTGAGCTGGCTGTACGTGCGTGGCGGGACATAGTCATATCCGCCCGACGCGCGCTGGTAATACGCCGGCTCTTCGTCCGTGGCGATGATCTGAACTTCAGCGCCGCCGGCCTGCGGAATCACTGCCGTGATTTTCACGGCCTTTCCCGGCGTGGCCATCGGATCAAAGACGAACGCCCAGTCATAGGGAATCCGGTCCGGATTCTCCGACGGAACAGGGAACTCAGCAGGGATCGGCGACGTCAGGGTCAACGTGTCGGCGTTGCCCTCACCGCTCTGCACGCCAAACACCTGGTAGCGGCCGTCAGGAAAGCGGATCCCCACGAAACCCGGCGCCGCGGTCAGCGGCACCTGCCGGTCGAGCTGCAGCGTCGCCCGGTCGCCTCCCACCAGACGCCCCGCAAAACTCCATGCGGTCATGTCATGAGAGAGCAGCACCACATCACCGCGCTGCGCCACGAACCCTTCGAGATCCGACACCCACGTGATCTTGCGCCGCCGGTAGTACTGCGCGGCCGCCATCAGATTCGCCTTGCGGCCCGCCAGGGCGACGTTCGTGCACCCGATGAAGTTCAGCGACACGGGATTCGATGGCGCAGTGACGTTCGGCGGTTTCGCGCGCACCTGATCGGTTTGCCAGTTCTTGTCCGGGTTGACGAAATTGATGATGATCTCGTCGGCCAGGTTCTGGGTGTTGTACTCGATCTGGAAGCTGTCGCGCTTGATGTTGAATGGCCCGAATTGCATCACTGGCGCCTGGTCAGCAGCGTCCCAAACCACGCCCAGCTTGCCAGTCATCCACGTTGGCGAGCCGTCGCCGCACAGCGCGATCTGTTCGGCCATCGTCGCGATACTGGTCGCCGCCGCCTGAACAAAGTTGCAGGACAGGCCATGCCAATCGCAGTGCAGCCCGAATTCCTTGATGCCCTCGATGTCGATGCGGCTATCTGGCAGCCCAGCACCAAAAACGCGCCGGCCATTCACGAACTTGCCGCGCGCCCACCAGAGATACCACCACGCCGGGTTGCTCGTTGGTTTGGTCTCCCACGCCGCACCGGTCCAGACAGGGCATGATGCTTGCACCAGCGCACTGAAGTCACTGA